ATGCTAAGATAAACGCCTTTTATGAGTTCGTACAATCACATTTCATTATAAACGAAGCATGGGAAACTATGGAGGACTTTCCAGCATACATGAGCGACCTTACATCTTATGAAAGAGATGGAGATAATAAACATAAGAAAGACGCTATTGATGTGGCTTGTGCTGGTGCTAAAGCAATTAAAACAAATTACAGTAGTATGTTGTTTGGATAAACGGAAATATAAAATGATAGGCGGTAATAGGTTATTCGATAATAGGTTGTAGTTTTGAATTATGGAAAACACAGTAACGATAAGCATTGAAGATTCAAATCCTAAATTAACAATTGAGGGAGGTGAAGAATTAAACATCAAATCTTGCGTTTTTAATGAAGAAACAAACACTTATATAATTGTTTACGAAAAACCTAAACAAAACCTAGACTTTGATGCATATAGTGAAAAATGCGATGAAAAGTTTAAATATAAAGGTATTGCTATTCTTAGAAAGAAGTAGTATTTGTTTTTAAAATGATTTACAACGTTCTTGATAAGATACGTTGCGATTTAATGCACAAATTTTAAAACTTAAAACAAGGTTGATATGAAACAGAAAACTAACAAATTAGCACAATTTAAGCAATGGATTTTATCTATTGTTATAGGTCGTTATTATACTGAAAAAGAGGTTAAAGATTTACTCTATAAAATGCAGTATGAAATGGCTCAACGAATAATAGGTAATAGACCAGATGCAAAACCAATAGTTCCTATTGAATTTTGGATGGAAAATGGTAAGTACGATACAAACTTGTTTAATGACCTATAATACCAAAATTAGCAGCGTTTTAATGCTGTATATTGACTGTTGTAAATTGTTATTCTGGTAATATCCTACCCACAATGCTATTAGCAACATCTTGGTAACCGTTCGCTATTAGTATAGCAGCGCTTTCAGCATCACGCTTAGTATTTTCTGACTTCTCTTTTTCATTCTCTTTTAGAATATCTAAATGCGAAAAGTCATACTCCAACCAATTGTTAACACCATCCATTCCAAACGCTTTAGTAAACGACAACGCCATGTCTTGACCTTGTGGAATAATACAGTCTTGATATGCAGACCTAAGACCCTCTGTGTAGTTACTAAACGTACTTGCTTTATCTCGGCTAAATATGTTTTCGTTCAATCCGTAGAAGTCTATAATAATTTTAAAGTCTTGCGTAATTTCCTCGAACAACATCAAGTCTTTAGTTGGATATGACATTGCTGTCCAACTTACTGGAGTTTGCGACATGATTATATCTTTCTTTCCTTTCTGCATACCAAACTTAGACTTATAGCCAGATTGTATTCTTTCTTGGTCTTTCTCACTTAACCCGATACTCATATCCTGAGTTGCAACACCTGACAGAATACCTAAAGCAGCGTCATTGTTTATTATTCTATTTCGAAAACCTAACCCAGCCCTAACATTGGCAATAGGTAGTTTAAGCATTTCTATTGGAGATATTCCTAGAATCGGATCATTAGGATTAGAGTTTTTAAATACAACTAAGTCTTTCAACTCGAAGTTCATATCTCCGCTTTCAGTACTAATATAAATACGTTCAATAATCTCATCAATATCTAATTGTTTGTATATTTTACCGCTTGTTTTTATTTTTAGTTCATCCATTGGTAAACTATACATTGTTGTAGGGATAAGTAAATTACCTCTATTTAAGTTTACAATTGAAGTTCCATATGTATCATAAGACCATGACAACTGACGCATAAACTCATTACCATTCTGTAAAGGGTTTGGATTTTCTAATTTAGTTACAGCATCAGACTTTTCAACTAATACTTTTTTCCCGTTAACCATCTTATATTCTCTCCACCTTCCATTCGCTAACATATTGGCTTTACGATTAATCACAGCAGATAGATGAGCGGTTGTAGTTGCTATCTCATGAAGTCCACCAATAGACGTATCTATTTTATATTCCCCTTTGGCAAGACCCACAAACCTTGACATATTATTAAAATTTGTTTGCGTGTAACTGTCTTTGCCACCGAATAAACTTGAAAATCCGTTAAGGATAGAATCTGTTAACTTCATATTTTTTTAATATTTTTTACAAATATAAATATATTTTACGTAAATTTGTGAAATTATGAACGGTAATATTATTTTATAAGTGGTATTATTAATTTATAAGAGGTAAAATGAAGCAAGAAACAATAAAGCAATTAGAAGAAAAGTTTGAGAAAATGAAGGACAAAGAAATTAAGCGTTCTATCAAAATCAAACTAAAGCAAGTTAAGGATAACGAAACTGTAAAGAAATGACTATAAAAGAGATATACGAAAATAAGAATGAATTGATTGCTTTGAAAAAGGCAGCAATTAAACATTCTGATGTTTGTGTAAACATACCGTTGAAAGAATTGTCAACAAATAAGGAGGTTATAATAAATGGGTTTGATGGATTACAGAAAGTTGTAGCAAACACTTATTATTGGTTAGATTCTCATGGGGATGTTCATGTTAAAGGTTGTTTCACAAAATCAATAAAAGAAAATATTGGAAAGATATTTCATTTAGATTCTCACGATTCATCTGCGGGATTTCGTTCTAAAGTTGCAAACGTAAAAGAGGTATTAGAATTAGAAGTTCCATGGTCTGCATTTGGTAAGCAAAAAGATGGTAATACTATTTGTTTAATTGGCGTTTCTGAATTGATTGAAGATTACAATAAGCAAGTTTATGACGCTTACAAAAATGGAGAGGTTGACCAGCATAGTGTAGGAATGATTTACAAGGATATTACTTTAGCAATTAATGACCCTGAATACGATGAGGAGTATAGAAATTGGCTAAATGTTTATCCGTTATTAGGTAATCCAGAAAAAGCAGATGAAGAGGGTTATTTTTGGGTTATAAAACAAGCAGCATTGAAAGAATATAGTTGTCTGTTGTGGGATGGTAGTAATATATTAACCCCATCAGCAAAAGAAAATATTGAGCCGTCAAACGACACTCACGAAAGCAAAGAAGCCGACAACTCGCACAATGTCACTTTGGAGCAGAAAACTAAAATAAGTATTTACAATTTTAATTAACACAAAATGAAAAAAACATTTGTAGAATTTCTAACATCCAAAGGTATTAGTCAAACAGATTTTGATAAAATCGAGGATGCAGAAAAAAAAGCAGGGTTATACAACGAATATAACGCAGAATTAAAGTCTTACATTGACGAACTAGAAAAGAATGTTGATGGTAAAGCAACTAAAGAAGATTTGCAAAAAGCAATGAATGAGTTAAGAGATGCTCAGTTAGATCAAATGAAGTCTTTAAACCAAACTATCGAATCTATGGGATTGAAAATAGTTGCAATGGGAGAAGGTTCTAAAACTGAAAAAAATGAATCGTTAAAAGGTTCATTACTTGCAAACATTGACAAAATCAAAGGTTTGAAATCTGGAAAAGAAGGTTTTGAAATGACTGTTAAAGCAGTTGACACAATGCTTGAAAGTACTAACATTTCAGGAGGAAACGTACCAGTTGAGCAAAGAATAGCAGGACTTAACACTATTCCTTCAAGACGTGTAAGATTCTTAGATGCACTTTCAAGAAGACCAGCCAATTCTAACCTTATCTCTTGGGTTTATCAATCAGGTAAAGAAGGAGCAGCAGGAGGAACAGCAGAAGGAGCAACTAAAAACCAAATTGATTACGATATAGTAGTATCATCACAAGCGGTTGTTAAAAGAACTGCATTTATTAAAGTTTCAACTGAGATGTTAGATGATATTGATTTCATTGAGTCTGAAATTAGAGCAGAATTAATGAGAGAACTATTGAAAGATGTTGAAAGTTCTGCATTTAGCGGAAATGGTACAGCGCCTAACTTAAATGGAGTTTACACAGTTGCTACTGCGTTCGCTGCTGGTTCATTTGCTGATGCTGTTGACAATGCTAATGAAGTAGATGTTCTTGTAGTTGCTAAAAATCAAATTGCTATTGCCGAGCAAGATGCGCCTAATTTAATTTTCATGCACCCAACGGATGTAACAAAATTAAAATTAGTTAAAGTATCTTCTACTGATAAGCGTTATGTTGAGAGATTGGCAATGATTGGAGGTAACTTATCTT